TGATTGCGGCTGTATTGTGCCGGCCTGCTTCACACGGATGACACCGCCGATCTCATTGTTCAACAGGTCATCGATGTTTACCGCGCCGTCTACTACCTCAACACGTGGGTTGTTAGTTAGTGCCACGTTATCCAGAACACCGCGCAGCATAGCTGTAGCAGCGTCTTGATCGTTAATGATTAGGTCTGCAACAGACCGACCGTAGAATGTGTGCGGCTCAGGATCTACCTCAAAGACAGCAAACGGCAGGTGCGAGCATGGCTCGTAATCTAATAGCTTGTATTTGTTGCCACCCAAGACAACCTTGTGCATTTGAGCAACACCAGTGCCCTCGACGTCGATCTTCATGTACGCCTCAGTAATCGCAACTAGGCGCATTGAGGGGTCTTGTACGTCCTCGTCAGAGTAATCTGACTCGTAACCACGGCGCTCATACTCTTCAACTTCTGAGAAGGTGTCAGAGTGCTGCAAGCCACTCAGATCATATACTTCCTCATAATCATAGCCCATAGCCACCAGGTCACTAACACGCATCTCGGTACGATGAGCAACACAGTAATAGTCATCGATAGAGCGCGAGTTGCGATCAATAAAAAACTCTTCTGGGGGGACGCTTTCAATGCACATCTTGCCGCGTTCCATTGTTCGAGAAATCTTGAGGTCATGGATAGGATTGTCAACCTCCATCCCAGACTCGTCGATTTCGATAGAAGTACGGGCGGTGTGCTTGATAACCTCGACGTCGGGCTCGTTAACAAGCAGGGTGAACTCCATGTCGTTGAGGTCTTGGAAGTCATAAACCTCTTGTTCTTGATACATGTCCCAATAAACTTTAACAATTCCAGACTTCTTAACCAGGGCGTCATGAAAAGCATCGTTAAGCACTCGATATCCGTTTAGCTCATTAAACTGGTAGTGCATGTACTTTGTAGCTTGCTCTGCAGCCTGCACGTCTTCTGTTCCACGTGGAACATATTCAACAGGCTTGTCAGTAGATAGAAACACGCGCATTAAAGATGGCTTAATAGCACGGATAGTATCTCGAACTTTCGTAGCTACCACCTTTGATCGACCGTCTTCCTCACCGATATCGACCTCTCCATCGAAGTATCTTTGCGCCTTGATTCGGTCCTCAGCAATCTCGGACTCACAGAAATCAACAGCGTCTTGAACAGCCTCGCGTGCGATGCCTTCGATCTCTAGGTCTGTCATTGGTTTTAACATATTAAAGCCCCATGCCTGCGCGTACCTGCTCGCTCATCTCAACACCTGCCGGCACCAGTGATCTCTGCAGAACTTGATTTACATAATTTGCTTTGGCCTCAGTGATCTGGCCTTTTTGCATGGCCTCAGAAACATAAGATAAGGCAATCTCAGCATCTCGGCCGCGCTTAGTTGTTAAAGCCTGTGCCACCTCTGTCAGTATGTCATTCCTGCGCGCCACCATAGCCTCGTCGGTCATCCCTGTGAGGGCCTGGATTACCTTCTGTCCTGCCTGTAATGGCTCACCACGGAGAGCGCTACCGACCATGCCTAGACCGCTAATTTCTTCGATGTCCTTCATGATCTGCTGGCGTATAGCCGTCGCGCTGTTAGGCGCCACGTTGGCCTGTAACTCTAGCGCTGCACGAATCTCATTTAGCTTGGTGTTAAGCTGGCCGTATCTCTGTGGCGTTAGGATCATCTGTAGCTTCTGCCGGTTGGCGCCGCTCGATAATTGGCGTAGTAGTTTGCGTGCTTCTTCAATTGAACCTTGGTCGCCGGAAGATATAGATGTTTTGACGTTAGCCATAAGTTCATCAATCTGGTTGCGCACGCCTAAACGCAGAGCATCTATTTCGGTCTTAGAGGCGCCTCTAACGGCCTCCGTAAGCTCGTCTCGGGTAATCCGGTCATTAAGCAAAACATTGCCAAGCTCGCCTGCCTGGCGCTCTCGTATGGCATTCCCACCCATAGACACAGCACGGTCGTAAGATGGCACCGCGCGACCCAGAGCGTCACGTAATTTGCCTGCCACTATATTTAGGTCTGCACCTTTTCCGGTAGGTCGGCCAAACTTGTCTGTGTACTGGTCAGAATATGCGATCCTCTGCATAGCACGTTTCAAGAAATCAAGCTGAATAACGTTTGGCATCTCTTGGTAATCAATGCTGCCGTCGTCGTTGATCGTCGCTCTAATCTGTTGGTTTTGGATGCCTTGCAACTGCATTACGTCGTTGGCTTCTTTAAACGCAGTTCGTAACTCGTCTGCCGGTACTCGCCTTATTAAGTCTTCAATTTCCAAGCCCGCAGCGCTTGTGTAGTTAATAGGTGAAGCGTACGCTTCTGCGTACGACAATCGTGTCATTGGCGCATACCGTGCCGCCGCCTGCTCTGCTGCTGTTCTCATTCCAACAGGCTCAGCACCCAAAGCTCGGGTCATAGCGCCACTGAGTTGCTCAGACTGCTCTGCAGCGCGTTCTGTTACAGCGCCTCGACCGACAGTAGCTGCCTCGCCGCCTGATGCGATTACAGCATCCAATAGCTTTGCCGTAGCAATGTCTGCGTCAGCAATCATGCCTTGATCGCCAGCACGTCGTATGTTTTGTAGCGCATCTTCGAGTGAGCTACCTTCTCGTGACAGCGTTTGGCCTATAACCATCGCTGCCTCTTTTGATATTCCTAACTCACTTGCGACTTTGCGAGCGGCTGCGTCTAGCCCTGCAGTGCTAGTAGTGCCTTTTGTAAACATCCCTATGAGACCAGCCATTCCGCCGCCAAGCACTGCGCCAGTAATTCCGGTAGGTATAGCTTCTCGGCCTCTTTCAAAGACATCGCCTTCTGCCGCGCCAAACCCGCTTACAGCAGCCTCAGAGCCACCAAAAAGCGCTCCTCGACCTAAAGCTCCAGTAACTGTTGCAGGCACTGTGCCGGGCGCTAAAAGGCCGGTCATTGCCGCCGATCCCATGCGGCCTACAGCGCTAAGAATGGGATACTCTTCCTCCGTAGCCCTCTGCAAGCGCTCTACGCGCTCTCTACCCATCGGGCTAACAGTTCCTACAGCTTCCGGCAAAAACTCGCCAACGTAGGGGATGCCTTGGGTTATTTTAGCTGCAGCAGCAGAAAATGGTTGCGTGCTCACCATCTCTTGCCTTATTTCAGACTCGGCTAGTTGTCGCGCTGTCTGACCTTGCTCTGCTTGCGCAACAATATCAGCGATTTTTGCAGGATCAGAGGTGCTGTAACCTGGAGATACGAAAAACTGCTTACCCTCACGCTCTACTAAACGACCACCGGCTACCTCTACAGAATCGGCCGCTACTGGCGGTTTCTTTTTTCTTTCCTCGATGATCTCTGACACGCTAGGCATTACTGAGCACCTCTCATAGCAGCCGCGCCTCGTGGGTCATGCTCTGCGTACCAGTCCATTAATATTTCGGAGTCTGACTTGCCAGCTGCCCTGTTAGCAGCAACATACTCTTCCAGCGTTACAGGATCATCGCCTTTGTAGATAACGGAACCAACTGTCTGACGCATAATATTGACGTTACGCATTACATTTACGTCGGTTGCGTCAAAGCTTCTGTTAGTGCTTGCGTATGATCCTATCAGCGCGTCTCGAAGGTTACGCGAGTTCATATAGCTGATAATTGCGTCGTTAGCTGACTTTTGCTGACCAAGACCCGGCAAGAACGTCTGCGTAAATCTGGCGTCGAAGTCTGTCTGTGGACCTTTGTTTTGTCGAAGCTCTGCCGCTACTAACTGACTAGCGATAGCATCTACAGCCTGAAGACGACCAAGCTCTTCTGTGTCTACTTGAACTCCTAGCCTGTCAGCTAATCCGAGAAGGCTCTTTTTGGTTTCTGCAAAACCACCTGTCTCAATGCCTGATAATGCACGTCCTAACTGGCCTATTGAATTTAGCTGCGCACGCGCATTAGCACCGGTGTCTGTAACCTCTTTGAATGCAACAGGAAGCTGCTTCATGGCAGCCTCACCTGCAACATCAGGCGCTGGAATGTTTACTGTAGTTCCTGATTCTTTCATCTGCAGGAACTGTTGATAACTTAGCTCTGGGTTTTGTGATCGTGCGAACATGTACTCTTGCAGAATAGAAGGCGCAGCCGCAGGCTTACGGAACATCGCTTTAAGAGCCTCGTTGCCTACACCAGGAACTTTCTCGATCAGCGAAGCTACTTCTGGCTGGCCTTGCTGTCTAAAGTATTCAGCAGTCATGTTAGCTTGATCCGCCTGCTGGCGTCGTGCTTGTATATCTCGCCCGCGCTGCATTTGGCTTTGAATAAATGCCTGATTAGGGTTTAACGTCATAGACTGCAGGCCGGCAGCTAGACGTGAGCGCACCGCTGGATCTTGCAAAGCATCCATAGCGCGACGACCTAACTTAGATAGCCCACTAACAAACGGATTAGGTGGACGGCTACCGGGTGCTGGACCCACAGCCTGTAGAGGCTGCATCGCCTGCTCTCTGGCAGCTATGAAACTTTCTTGGCTTGCCTGAGCCTCTGGCGTCATAGAGGCTGCTAACAGAGCATTCGGAGAGCGCATCTGTTGTAGGCGCTCCATCTCCATCATCATTCTTCGCTCTTCTGGTGTCATGCGCCCATCCCCATAGCCTTCATAATTTGCATGATCTTTGACATCTTATCCTCTCGGCTCTGGTTAGAGTCGTAACCCATAATGCCTGCGCCGTACTGCATCTGTGGGACAGGAAGTTGCTGTAATAGACCGCCGCCCATTTGCACTGGCATAACCTGAGTGTTCATTTGCTGACCAGCCAAGCCCTTAGCCGCATTGCCGAGGCGATCCTTATCTGCGAGATGCTTTAGTAGCTCATCGAGTAGACCTGGATCTTTTTGCTGATCAGTTGCGACCATCTCAGCCCCCAAATGCTAGTGAGAGGAAATCGAACAAGCCCGGGCTGCGTGACGTTGTCTGTGTCTGCGGCACAGGAGTCGCACCTAACGCAGAAGCTAAGTACCCCAGCGAACGCTCTGGGAAAGATGAGTAGCCCTCAAACTGACCGCGCGCCTGATCGAATATCTGCTGGTTAAGCATCTGCTGTAACGCGCCTTGTTGCGCCATATCTTGCTGTAGGTTACGGCCCATGCCAAACGCTTGCTGTGCTAAACCACCAAGCTGACCTGCCGCTGCAAGTCTTTGGCCAGCGCCGGTAAGTCCTGCGCTTTGATTCGCTAGGTCTGCACGCATTGTGTTAGCAATGTCCTGACCAGCCATTTGTTGAGCATTTTGGAATCCACCAAGACGTAAATTAGCGGCTGTGCGTGCTGCTTGCTGCATTGCAGCCTCATTAGCCTGTGACTCTAGTATTGCTGACCGTGAGCCACCGAATGCACCTGCACGCTGCGCTTGCGAGGCCAGTTGATTAGCTTGCATTTGACGCGCTTGCTCAATGTCTCCAAGCGACTGTTGAACTACGGTTTGCTCAAACGGATTAAAATATGGGTTGAGATCGGTTTGTCCGATTTGTCCGGCTTGCACTTGTGCTGGCTGGTAACCCATGCCTACTGCAGTGCCAAGCATGGCTCCGGTTTGACCCTGCTGAGCCTGCTGGAATACGTTAGGAGCTACTTGACCGCCTCCTTTGCCGCCTGGCGCTGGAGCGACACTACCTGTGGTGCCCATCTCTGGGTGTCCAGTAGTGCTCATGGTAGGTGTTAGTGGTGTCATTACGAGCGACCTCCTCTAAAAGACGGCATAGAACCGCCGCCAAGCACTGGATTGCCAAACTGCGAAGGTAAGTAACCACCCATAGGGCCAGTCGGCGCAAGTAGTCCGCCAGCTTGTGGTCCAGTAAATAATTGACTGAATGATGCGGCTTGTGCCGGCTGGTTAGCAGCAAGTTCTGATAGTGCCTGCTCAAACATTTGACCAGTTCCGTAACCCTGGATGCCTCCGAAGTCCTGCGCCTCTGGCATGCCTGCGGTAACGTCCATCTGTGGAGCCAAACCAAAGGCTGCAGCAGCGTCTGCAGTGGACTGCATGGCTTGTGTCTGCATAGGAGTGAAGGCGGCTACAGAAGGCCCATAATAAGGCATGTAACCGACCTGCGCTAACTGCTCCGCGCGCTGTAAGTTTCGACGAGCCGGTCCTTCAATAAACTCCGGGATCTCGGTCTTTGTTGTTTGGCTTCCGCCTTTTCCGCCACCTGACATATCAGATATCCTTTCCTAGAACTGTGAAGGTCTCTTCGTAACCTTTGTTTTTTAAAACTCGTTTCCAACCCTTACGGCCGGCAATGCTCATTCCTGTGCATCCATTCATCTTTGCAAACTCGACAGCGGAATCATCCATGTCGATTATTTGTTCCATCTCGCCACCTGCAAGAAAAATGTGTAGCACTTTCTTGCGCGGGTAGTTGACGATCTCCGTTACTGCGCATCCTTTCGGCGCCGGCCAGAACTGCATCTCGCCTTTTATAATGGCCTGCACGACGTCGTCTAATGTGTGCGTGCCACCTGATAATTCTAACGCTGCCTCCAGCCAAGGCTTACAACGAATTAATTCTTCTACAACATTTGTCAATTATATCACCTATGGACGCGTATAATCGTTAAAGTCGTTGCTGGGCATACAGACTCTGTTGCGATACTGCTTGCTGCGAACGATTTTAGGCTCGCATGACTATGATTATCGGTCGCAGTAAACGCCTCTAAATAGTCATTTGTATTTAAATGGAATAGGGCTGAACGACTCACAACTGTAGTTGCGCCGTTTTGATGTAACGCCGCTCTAATAGTTGAGCCATTCGCTACGTTTGTGCCGTTAATCTTAGGCCAAAACACAAAATTTACAGTGCTTGCAGATGTAGAGTAAATTTGCGCTGTAAAGGTAATTAAAAAGTAGCCAGTGTCTTGAAAAATTATGCGCGAGCCGCTTTGCGTAAAACCTTCGTTGTCTGACCCGGCTGTGTAAGTAATTGCATACTCAGTGTCAGATGCGGTGTAAGTAAAATCACTCGACACCGTAAAGTCGCCGTGGCCGTTCGCTAGTACAACCTGCTTAAATGCACCGCCTACACTTACGACGGGGTAGCTGTTGTCGTTGTCCCAAAGCAATATGCCATCATCGCCGGCGCTGTCACCGCTGAGCTTCCATGCTAAACGTGAACGTATGCGGTTGAGATGCTCTACAAGCCGCTCGCCCCAGCCCTTCCATTCTGGGCCTAATGGTGGAGGCGCTAGGCTCATCTATTGCCGCCAGGAACAACATTTAAGCGTGGTATACCGAAGCGCCAGTTATTAAACTCAGTGCCGTTTACTCTAAGGCGTAGCTGCCGGCCTGAGAAGCGAGCGCTTGTCGGGTTGCTTGTGGTGAAAGGCCCGTGCGTAGACTCACTGCCGTTTGGATAGAATCGAGTCTTAAAGGTTAGCGTGGCTTGACCCTGCGTCTTCTCGTCAGGAATGATCTCATTTACCTTAACCACACTAGACCCAAAGACAACAGGCCCAGACTCTGCATGAGGCGCCACACCGTCGTGCGAGTATCCAATCTCGTGATTAAAGTGCTTGCCGCCATTACAGAACATAATAGGCTGTCTGAAAACGCCAGCATCAAATCCGCTAGTACGTGCGAGCTCTCCGATGTTCCAGTAGTTCTCTTTGTAGTTGTAAATAACGTAACGGTCGTTTTCGTTTGATCCGCCGCTGGGGTAGAACCACCACGCCTCGCCAAACTGCGAATTATTCATTGCAAACACTTTAGAGCGCTGTGCTGTGTTCATGTCGTTAAACACGTAATCGAGGACATCGCACTGCATTTCCTGTACTGATGACCCGTTATACATGAAAAAGCCTTTCTGACCCATCCAGAACGCGCCCTCTGCATTAGGGATGCACGCATGACGCGATATAGCGCCGCAGGAGGTGCCTACACGCTCAAACTGGAACACAAGCTGCGGTCCAATATACGTCGCTGTATGAGCGTCTGTGGTCGTCAGGATAAGGGTCTTGCCTCGCAGCCTGTGACCACTAAGAATCTCACCGTTTGTGCTCAGCTCAAAGTCGCCCGCCTCATTCGTCGCCGAGGGGGTCCAAGCGGTGTTATCTTCTTTATCGCACCACTGGACCTTCCTCGGATTGCCGCCTGCCCCTAAAGCAAATAGGAATCTCTCAGCCGTTGTAACAAGACCTAAATTAGAAGTCGGAGCATTGCTAATCTGCGCAGCGACTACACTGGTGTTTAGCTGCCACTCGTAAAGCTTACCGTCATCTACTGAGCAAGCGACCAGGTACTCGCCCCACGTATCGAGAGACCACGTCGTAGCTTCTTGGTAAACACCACTAGAGATGCGCTGCGTCCCGTAGTAGTCGGTCCCATAAAAGCCGCCACCGAAGCCAATGTTAAGGGCTGCGTCTTCTGCGCCTGCTGTAAAGCCTGCAGGGGTTATATCTGTTACAACTCCCGATGGCGAGATATGAAAAAGCTTGTTGTACGTTCCTACTGCTATTTTTGTATCGAATGAGTTGTCTACCCACCCAAGAGAACCACGCACAGGCTTGTCTAAGGTTGCACCGCTCTTAACACGCTCCTGCCAGCCGCCTATTGGCCCTAGCGAGCCGCTACGCCATCGGACGAGGTTTACGTCACGCCAACGGCCGGCGCCCTCTAGGTCAGTTCCGTGGCGGAATACGCCGGGCTGTATATCTACTGCTTCAATAGCCATTACACACCACCGTCTACCGTAATAGTGATTGTTGCTGTGTCTTGCACTGTGCTGGTAGCAACATCTTGCACCGTCACAGATAGGGTCACAGACTGCTGTATGGTGCTTGTAGTAAGCGTCCATGACTGCGCAGATGATATGGTCGTGTACTGGTTAAGTGTGCCAGTCAGTGACGATGTATCGCCTGTAGCTGTAACCCGAACTTTATAATCTGAGCCGATGCTACTTGTTGTAGGCTCAAACCAATTTGTATCGCTGTAACTTGTCAGGTTGCCTGTCGCTGTGATGGTACCGTTGGTATTCAGCCTAAATGTCGCTGACGATGTAGTGCCAACTCTACTATCAGACAGTGAACCGTTATTGATTGCGACGGCTGCGGCAGACGTGCCATAGAAGTCAGTAATGGCGATCTCGCCCGAGGCAGGCACTCCGGTTGCTGCTGAGTAATACTCAGATATAGCAATAGGATTAGAGCCACCAAACTCCGTTTGGATTTCGCTGAGAGATATTGCACCACTACTCTGCAAAGCCATTAGATAGTACCAAATGCGGTTACGTCGTTAGCTGATGTTACTGCGCCGTTTGTGCCGACCTTGAACACCTCTGTGCCGTCATAGACAAATACAAGCTCATCGATGTCTGTTTTGATTACCCAGTTACCTAAAGACAAGGTAGTTGCCTTTACATCACCTGCAGCGCTGTAAATCACGCCTTTGCTGTTTACTACTGTGCCTGCCAGGGCGCCATCTAAGACGTTTACTTCAGCTGCTGATGCTGAGATAGCGTTAAGCTTGTTAAGATTGCCTGTGGTCGCTACAGAGCCGTCTAGGACGTTTATCTCAGCCGCTGTAGCCGTGACACCGTCCATGATATTCAGCTCAGCAGTAGTCGCCGTAACACCGTCTAGGATGTTTAGCTCAGTCGCTGTGGCGGTAACACCATCCAATATATTTAACTCTGCGGCAGTTGCTGTTACGCCATCTAAAATGTTGAGCTCAGCAGCCGTAGA